TCTGCTGGCTATGACAAAGGTTCTAAAGTTAGTCGTATTGATAATCTCAATCAAGTTGCCAAATCTATTGGTAAAAACCCCAAAGAGTTAGATGAAAAACCAGAGTTAAATGACAATTTGACGTATTTGTGGGGTTTGTTTGTAAGCCTTAAAAATGCGTCCTCTGGCGCTATCTTATATTCTGAAATTCAAGCATACATGGCGATTTATGGTGATCTCTCAATATTTGAGGTTGATGCTATTCGGGCTTTAGACACACTCCACTTTAAAGAGACAAATACTCATGGCTGATGACACTATTGCAAAAATCGGAATTGATGTAGATGTTACTGGTGCGAAGGAGGCGGGGGATCAGTTAGACAACTTAGGTAAAAAAGGCAAAAAAGCCGAAGGTGGCTTAAAAGATGTTGCCAAAGGAGCCAACAAGACAAATGGCCCCTTTAGAGCCATGCGCGGCTCTGTGCAACAAGTCTCTTGGCAGTTACAGGATGTTGCGGTTCAAGCCCAAATGGGGACGAGCGCCTTTACTATTTTGGGTCAACAGGGGCCGCAATTAGCCTCTATTTTTGGCCCTGGTGGTGCTGTGGTTGGTGCTTTCATTGCGTTTGGTGCAATGGCGGCTGGTGTGCTTTATACCACGTTAAGTGGAGCCAGCAAGTTAACAAAAGAGTTAACTAAGGAAACTGAAAACCTTTTTGAAAAAACTGATGAGTTAAATGGCGCGCTAAAAGAACTTGCTATGTTGCAAGCGGCAGAAAGGCAAAAAGAGCTAGAAAAGGCCATAACTAAAGCCAACGAAGCAATGGAAGTATCAAGAGTTGTCATTGCCAGTGTTGCACTGGGCGCAGTGGTGTATGAGGGAACGCTTAAAAAAGCAAATGAAACGCTGGTTACGCAAAACGGCATCATTGCGGTTACTAGAAACGAAATGGCTGAACTTGCGCGGCAAAATGATGGGGTTAGTAACGCGACAGAGAAGTTAAGCGAGAAATTACGAGAAGAAATTTTAGAGTTACAGCTAACAACAGAGCAGTTTTTGCGCTACAAGGCCGCGCAAGGTGGTGCAACGGAAGCGCAAATTGAAGGTATTGTTGCGGCTCAAGCATTTATCGACGCAGAAAAAGAGAAAGCAAAAGCCCTGGAGGATGCGGAAACAGCCCTTGAAAAGTCCAAAGAAGAATTGGCTTCTTACAGTGAAGGTTTATATCACCAATTAGCGGCTTTACATTTAAGCGGTGATGCCCTTTATTACTATCAAGCGGCCTTAAAAGGTGGCACTGCTGAACAAATAGCGGCAAATGCTGAATTACTAAAGGCTATAGCGACAAGAAAAGCAAAGATTAAAACAGATGCTGACGCGGTAAAAGCACAAGCTAAAGCAGACGCTGATGCTGCAAAAGCAGTTAAAAAAGCCCAAGAAGTTGAACGTAAAGCTACAGAGGAAGCCCAGGAATTAGCTAAAAGTGCTGCTCAAAGAGGGTTAGATAGTATTACTCAGCTTGCTTTACAACATCAAGCGGAAAGGGATGAACTACAAGCACATTTAAAAAAGAAGCGTATAACACAAGAACAATACGATGCGGCTATTATTGGGCAATCAAGAGAAACAGCGGCTGCAATAGCAGAGATAGAAGCTAAACGATTAGAAGATAATAAAACGTATTTACAAGAATGGTTTGAGCAAACCGAAGAAACACTGATGAGTATCGACGCGATGAGCGTTAGCGTTGCTGAAGGAATGGAATCAGGGTTTGCTGAATCATTTGGGTCATTCTTGAAAGGCACTGCTACTGCTGAAGAGGCCATGAAAGGCTTAGTTGTTAGCGTTGGTCAAAACATGGCGCAAATGATAGCGGATATGATGGCTCAATGGATGGCTTATCATCTTATGCAACGCATAATGGGTAAATCTACACAGGCAAGCGAAGCAACTGCTATGTCACTAAATGCAGTAGCTTTATCTCAAATGGCTGGACTAGCTGCGTTTGCATCTACAGCAGCAATACCGATAGTTGGCCCAGGCGCAGCACCAGCCGCTATGTTGGCCGCAATAGCTATAACAGCGCCTGTAGCCGCTGGCGTTGGTGCTTTAAGCGGAATGGCAGTGGGTGCTAGAGCATTAGGCGGTCAGGTTAGAGGCGGTGAATCCTATCTTGTTGGTGAGCGTGGCCCTGAACTTCTCACAATGGGTACGTCAGGCCGTATAGCTAGTAACGACAGCCTAAAGAATGCTGTTGGCGGTGATAATAACAATACTTCAAACGTAGTGAACGTCAACTTCTCTGTACAAGCTAACGATACCGCAGGGTTTGATCGGTTACTGCAATCTCGCAGAGGTCAGATTGTCGGCATGATAAATCAAGCAGTCAATAATCGCGGAAGGGCATCAATCGTATGAGTGGAACATATCCAGCCTCACCAATCTTTGCCTCAGTAGGGTTTAAGAGTGTTTACTACAACCTGTCTAGCCAAAGCTTATCTGGACGGACTCAGGTGCGAAACGTAGGTGGTCAACGCTTTGAGTTCGCAGCAAGCTATTCTCGCTTATCACGCTCTGACTTTGCCCCTGTTTTAGCGTTTGTGATGGCCCAAAGAGGGATGGCAGAAACCTTTAGCATTGTATTACCTGAAGTTAGCAGCACATCAGGCACAGCATCAGGATCGGTTGTAACAACAAGTGACCCTGCTATTGGTGCTAAAACTGTCAACATTAGCGGTTTAACAGGCGCTTTAAAAGCGGGCGATGTTGTTAAGTTTGCCAATCATTCAAAGGTTTATATGCTTACGGCAGATCGAAGTGGTACTGGCGCTTTGGCCTTTGAGCCTGGATTAGAAACAGCGATGACAGGTACGCAAGCAGTAACTTACCAAAACGTGCCTTTCTTGGTTCGACTTAACAATGACATTCAAGAATACAACATTGGATCAGCCTCTTTGGTTGATTATGACGTTGATTTTATTGAGGCAGTTTAATGACTAGATTGATTAACTCAGCCACGCTTGCGGCTTTGGAATCTGATAGCTTTAACATCGCTACCCTTGTTCAAATAGACTTTTCATCTGTGTTACGAATAACGGATTGGGGTAGGAGCGTCAATGTCCTATCTAACACTTGGAATTCTAGTGCTAATTTTATCGGCATTGGCGATGTAACTGAAAGTGCTGAACTGCGTGTTAATGATTTATCGTTGACGCTATCAGGTGTAGAGCAAACGTATGTCAGTATCTTTCTGAGCAACAATTACATTGATGTTCCTATCAAAGTTTACCGTGCCATTTTAAATGATGCTGATGCGTTAGTGGGTGATGCCATATTAATATTTGATGGCATTATAACGGGCTACCAGATCGAGGACACTGACATTGGAAGCAAGGTAACTGTGCAAATAGCCTCCCATTGGAAAGACTTTGAGAAAGAAAACGGTAGACGAACCAATCACAACAGTCAGCAGTTATATTTTCAGGGTGATGAAGGGTTTGAGTTTGCGCCCAAATCGATTAAAGATTTGAAATGGGGACGTAAATAATGCCTATAGGTATAGGATGGTTAATAGCTATTGTTGCTGCATCAACGGCTATCTCTTATGTGATGACGCAAAAGGCACAGAAGAAAGCTAAAAAAGCGGCTGATGATATGGCTGGGCTACTCATTAACAAAGAGTCCAACATTGAGCCTATCCCTGTTATCTAT